AGATACTATGGAAACAGTTGGTTTGGTACTTGCAGAGTATGAAGCCCCGCCGTTCATGGATAGACCGAGTGAAATCTTGGTTGACAGTATTGGCATTGGGGCAGGGGTTGTTGACCGCTTGCGTGAGTTGGGAATGCCAGCCCGTGGTGTGAATGTGGCTGAGAGTCCCGCTTTGGGGACGCGTTATCAGAAGTTGCGTGATGAGTTGTGGTTTCGGTGCCGAGAGTGGGTTGAGGCGCGAGACTGTTCGATGCCTGATCAGGAAGAGTTGATCCACGAATTGACGGCTGCGCGGTTTAGCATTTTGTCTTCGGGTAAGTTTAAGGCTGAGGGCAAGGATCAGATGAAAAAGCGTGGCTTGAAGTCGCCTGATTTGGCTGATGCGTTTATCTTGACGTTTGGCTCTCAGGCGGTTCGCGCTGCTGGGTCTGTGAATGCTTACGGGTATTCTGGTGATTTGGATTACGGGAATAGTAGCTGGATAGTGTGATGTTTACTGCGGTGATACTGGTTTGTGTTCAGCAAGCCTGTTTTGCTGTGGGTGGGCCTGTGACTGCGAGTTTGGAAGCGTGTCGGGCTGATGTGAGGCAGTATGGAGCGGGCTATGTGCGTTCTGTCTTGCCGAAAGCGGTTATCCTTGATTGGCAGTGTATCCCGTGGGGAAAGGCGACTTAAATGGCTAAAGTTAGCAGTGTTAGACGGTTGCCGAGTGGTGGCTTGAAGTACAAGGGTGAGACTTACCCTGGGTATAACAAGCCTGTTCGCCAGACTGGCGAGGCTAAGTCTATGAGGGTCTTAGCTAAGAAGGGTGACGAAGTTAAGAAGGTCACTTTTGGTGATCCTGACATGCCTATTCGCAGCAGTAATAAGGCGGCTAAGGCCAGCTATTGTGCGCGTTCTGGTGGCATTAAGGGCAAGGATGACAAGTTTTCTGCGAACTACTGGTCACGTAAAGCGTGGAAGTGTTGAGGTGAAATTATGCAATATATGAAGATGTATAGCCGCCCAAAGGCTAATAAAATGAAGGAAGTATCAGACGCAGTTGATGCGATGGTTGAACAGGTTAAGCCTGAGAAAAAGACCAGCAAGCCGCGTCGTGCCTCTTATAAGCGCCGTATGACTGGCGTGAAGACTGGGAAGTTCGCGTCTGATGCCTAAGAAAGCGAAAATGACGGCTGCTGAGAAAGCGCGGGCTAAGGCTATGTCTAAGCGGGCTGGCAGCAAGTACCCGAATGCTTGGAGCAATTTAAAGGTTGTTCGCAGCCGTGGTAAGAGTAAAGCGAAGGCTAAGTAATGGCACAAATGGATGATCTGCGCTTTCGCAGCGTATTGCAGCATGAAATTCAAAGTGCTGTGAACTACTATGACACTGAGTTTAGTTCTGAGCGCACAGAGATACTTAATTATTATCTTGGTGAGCCGTTTGGCAACGAGGTGTCTAACCGTTCACAGGTAGTTGCGACTGAGGTTAGCGACACGATTGAATACATCATGCCGTCGCTGATGAAAATGTTTGCATCGTCGCGTGATTTTGTGCGTTTTGAGCCGCGTGGGCCAGAGGATGTTAAGGCTGCTGAACAGGCGACTGACTTGGTTAATTTTGCGATTAACGAGGACAATCGCGGCTTTACTGTGCTGCACAACTGGTTCAAGGACGCGCTTTTGTTTAAGCAGGGTGCGGTTAAGTTTTACTGGGATGAAACTGAGACAGTTGTAAACGAAGTTTACGAGAATCTGACTGAGGATGAAGTCACTTTGCTGGTAGAAGACCCCAATGTTGAGGTCTTATCACAGGACGTGATGGAAGTCGGAGTGATTGCTGCTGATGGGCAAGAGTTGCCCATGGAAGTGATGTATAACGTTGAAGTCAACGTTAAGAAGCGCGGCGGCAAGGTTAAGATTGATAACATACCCCCCGAAGAGTTGATTTTTAGTCGTCGTGCGACGTCTTTACAGGACTGCGGGTTTATCGCGCATAGAACTACGATGCGGGCGGGCGACCTGATTGAGCAAGGTTACGACGAAAACATCGTGCTGAATTATGCGGGTTATGATGACTTGGATGACGAGGCTGAACGTCAGGCGCGTTTTGAAGAGTTGGAAAGCGGTGATCGCTTTGACAGCCATGATCCGTCTATGCGCGAGGTTTTGGTGACTGAGGCGTATATACGTGCTGATTTTGATGGCGATAATATCCCTGAATTGCGTCGTGTTGTTGCCTTGGGCGACGGCGTAGAGATTTTGGAGAATGAGCCGTTTGACCACGTGCCATTTGCCGTTTTATCACCGATTTTGATGCCGCACAGAATGGTTGGCCGTTCTGTTGCTGAGATGGTCATGGATTTGCAGATGATTAAGTCCACCATCATGCGTCAAATGCTGGATAACCTGTATTTGACCAATAACAGCCGCGTTGCTGCTGTTGAGGGTCAGGTGAACATGGAAGACCTGTTGTCTAGTCGTCCTGGTGGCATTGTGAGAACACGTGCGCCAGGGATGGTGCAGCCGTTGGCCGTGCCTCAGATTGGCGGGACTGCGTTTTCTATGCTGGAATATGTAGACCAGATCAGAGATCAGCGTACAGGCTTTTCTAAGGCGTCTATGGGTCTTGATCCGTCTACATTGCAGTCTACCACTGCCAGCGCGGTTAATGCGACCATACAGGGCGCACAGCTGAAAATAGAAATGATTGCACGTGTGTTTGCCGAGACAGGATGTCGTGACTTGGCGAAGGGTGTGATGACCTTGTTGCAAAAGCATCAGGACAAAGAGCGCGTTGTGCGTATTCGCGGTGACTTTGTTAGCATTGATCCACGTGCATGGGCGAACGGCTTTGACATGTCTATTGATGTCGGCTTGGGCAATGGTCGTGAAGACGAAAAGATGGCCATGTTGATGCAGATACTTGGCAAGCAAGAACAGATTTTGCAGCAGCTGGGGCCAGGCAACCCGATTGTGAAGCCGTCACAATATGTGAACACGTTGAAACGCATTGCTGAAATGGCTGGATTTAAGGACACCAACGAGTTCTTCACATCTGGTGAAGAGTTGGATCAGGCGGTTGCAGCACAGGCGCAAGAGCAAGAGGTTGGTGTTGACATGCAGAAAGCACAAGCTGAGTTGCAGTTGAAGCGTGAGAAAATGCAAGCTGAACTGGCGCTTGAGCGCGAGAAAATGCAGATGGAAATTGAGTTACGTCGTCAAGAGTTGCAAGCCGAGTTGCAGCTGCGTCAGCAAAAGTTGGCTTTTGGCGGTAATGTTTCGGACAACTTACCAAGAGCATGACAGATTTTATTAGTGAACAAGATCGCGGAGCGAAAGCTGCGTCGATTTTGCGTGAGCCTTTAATCCAAGAGGCGTTTGAAGAATTACGAAACACGTATGTCGATGGATGGTCAAAAAGTGACCCCTCAGACACCGAATTTCGTGAGCAATGCTTCCACTTGCTGAAAGCGCTAGAAGCGTTCGAGGGACACTTTGAAAGCGTCGTAATGACGGGGAAAATGGCCTCTCAGCAAATGGAAGCATTGCGAAAATAACTCAACTAACATTGGAGATTTATTATGTCTGGTACTCCCCAGGAATCCAGCCTATCGCAGCATGATGCTGTCAATTTACTTTTGGACGCCCAAGCCCCAGAGATGGCAAGCGAGGAAGATCAAGAGACTATTGCCGAAGCTGATGCAGAGGCACCCGAAGGGGAAACTTATGAAGCCGAGGCCGTCGATGACCAAGCCGAAGTGGATGAAGTGGAAGCTGCGGAAGACGATGATGAATACGAAGAGGTAGAATATCATCGTGTAAAAGTTGATGGTGAGGAACGTGATGTCACTTATGACGACCTCATAAAAAGCTATCAGCTTGAGCAAACTGCTCAAAAACGGCTTATGGCTGCTGCTGAGGAACGCAAGACCTTGGACGCAGAGAAAGCCCAGACTGAGCAAGTTCGTACTCAGTATGAACAGGCTTTGAATTTAATGGCTCAACAATTACAGGCGGCGAACCAGCCGAAAGACCAGGCTTACTGGGATAACCTGTATGAGAATGATCCGCTTGAATACGTTAGGCAACGTGACACTGAGCGTGACAATCAAGACAAAATGCAAGCCGTGCAGCAAGAGCAACTTCGCTTGAAGCAAGAGCGCCTCATTAAAGAGCAAGCGCGATTGGTTGAGTTGATCCCTGAGTGGAAAGACCCAGAGGTTGAATCTCGTGAGAAAGCTGCATTGGTGACGTATGCGCGTGAGCGCGGTTGGACTGATGCTGAATTGGCGAATGCTGATGACAGCCGTTACGTGGAATTGATGCGTAAAGCCTATCTTTACGACAATTTGCAGTCGGGCAAACCGATAGCAAAGAAGAAAGTAAAGACGGCACCTAAGATGGTTAAGAG